GCCGCTAAACTTTAAAAGGTATATCTGCAAGCCTGTCAGATATTGGTAGGCTTTATAGGTACACTTTGTTATAACTAATTATAAGGCTAACTTATATGCGAAAATCTAGACGCAGTAAAATCGCCGATCATCTGGCTATGGCTTGGATTGTCATTGTTTGTTCGGGCATTACTTTTTTATTCGGTGCGCTATTAATAGCTATGGCATCTCGTGGGCAATTTTAAATAATCGTTATAATTAATTATAAGGAAAAACACTATGATCAACTGGCATACAAAAACGATGCGCCGCTTTAATGGCGTATCAAACGACACACTCTGTTATATAATTTTAGATTGTAAGCGGGCAATTTCTGCTATGCCTGACAATCCGAAGGCCGGACAGTATATGGATGAAATCCATTATGCGGGTATGGAATTAAAGTCGCGGGGTGCTAGATATATAGCACCGAACCAATCGTTATAATTAATTATAAGGAATAAGATTATGTTTGATATTTACTGCGCCCATTGTGGCGAGCCTTGGGAGCAAGATATGCTTCACGATGTTGAAGGCATGGATTATATGCAAGCGGCGGGTGCATTTGTAGTACAAGGGTGTACAGTATTTCAGATACTACGCCAACGCATTCAAGGAACGGGCAGTGTATGCAAGGCTGAGAGGGTCGTAAGTACCGATGAACTAGCAGGTATCAATGCGGCGCACGAACTGAGCGACTACCCAGAGGAATGGGATTACGATATGGCGCGTGATATATTCGCGGGAAATGTAACTGCAAGTGACTTCTTTTAAAAGGTATATAACATGAGTAAAGGAATAGATTTGGTGCAAGTGTATGACCGTGGGCAAGTTACGCCCATGTATATCATTCGTGGCGTAAGTGCCGCGTCTTGGAAACCTTTTGAGCCTGTACCGCATAGCTATTATATGGCGCAGGATGATTTTAGTAGTCCGTTATTTCGTTCATACGAGAAAGCGTTACAGGCATTGAGCCTAATAACTAATCCCTTATAATTAATTATAAGGAAAACGGGAGTAATACATATGTCACATTATCAATTAGATGCGGTCAACTGTCAGCAATATGCACAGCAATCGCCGGAGAACATGATGGACGTTGGAATGATGGTCGTACTGTCTATCCAACAGAACTGGTTAAGTGTAGGTGATCAACTCAATGACGTTAACGCCAATGGCATCAACTCCAAGTTCCTTTGGGGCAATAAGATAAACACCTATCTGTATTTTAGGGATAACTCGAAACAGCTATATAATGATGCGATGGTTGTTATCAATTCAAAGGACTCTGACCGCGTCAAGGCGCAGGAACTGATGGAGATATTCCTTCGCGTTACTGGGCTAGGCATACCGAAAGCAGGCTTCATGTGTCAGCTAATGGCAGGGCTAGTAGGTTGCATGGATGTACACAACATAAAAATGTACGGGCTAGAGCCTAGCAGTCTGTCGATTTCAAAGAACCCTAAGACTAGCAAGGGTGTTGAGGCCAACAATAAAAAGGTGTTGGCTTATATAGATCTGTGCCATGACATAGGCACTGAGCAACTGTGGAACAATTGGTGTGACTATCTAGCCACCAAGTCTGTTAAATGGTTGGGCGGGGCGCACGTTAGCGCAGTACATTACAGCTACTTGACTGGAGAAGAGCATGTCTGCTTGTAGTTGCGGTGCAAGGGCAGATGTAATTGAGGGGGGCGTGTATGTTTGTGCGACCTGTTGGATTAAATTGTATGGTGATAAATTTAAATTACTTTGGAGAATGAGATGTGTATAACTAAGAAAGGGTGGGCGTTGGTGCATAAAGAAACTGGCACTGGCGTAACAGAAAAAGAAATTGTTATGAGCAAGGACGATGTGTCTTGGATTGTTCAAGGCGGTACGCCACCACATAAGCCAAGCAGTACAGGCAGAGTGTGGGTGGCAACGAATGGGGGAGAATGGAATCGTGAGTTCTTCCCAACGGTATTTAACTTAGAGTGGAGAGAGACAGTATGAAAACATTAATGCAAGTAGCAGAGCAGTGGGTAAGAGAATTAATATTCGAGTGTAGCAAGGATGCACTGTTCGGTCAGCAGTTTAAAGATGTGGAAGAGAGGTTAGAAAGGGCTGACAGAATATCTCACTCTGCATTCGTTGATGTACAAGACTTGACTAAAGAGTTTAAAGATGTGGAAGAACTCCATATCCGTGACGCTAATAGAATTGCATCGCTAGAACTCACAGTGATGTGCTTGAACGAAAGGCTCCTTGATGCGGAGCGCAATTTAATTATGCAGGCCGATGGTGAGGTGTTCAGTGTGAAGGAACGCATGGATGCTTTAGAGTCTACGCTAGATGATGTTGAGTCTAGATTGGAAGAGGTCAGCGAAACTGCTGAAAGTACTGAAAGCCAGTGCGATGAATATGAGTCGCGCATTGATCAGCTTGAACACGATAGCAATGAAGAGACTGACACCGATGAGATTGAACGGGCGGTGCGTGACAGTATAGAGGAGTACATTGTTGACTCGGTGTTAACCTTTGATCTTAAAGTAATGGTGGAGAGATAACATGAAAAAAGAATATGACTACGATAACCTTCCTGATTTTATTACGAAGGATGAACTTAACGAACTGTTGCCTAAAGCGTTAGAGGAGTTCAAGGCTTTTGTCCGTGGCGAAGGTTATGAAGAGGAATACTTTGAAATGTGGGCAGGCGGTAAGGTTTTTGACCTTAACGTCTGGGATGAAGAGGGTAGCGATAGAAGCGGAAGGTGTTCAGCCGCATTGTATCCTACCACTGAAACAATAAGAGATGATACTGGTGGGGAGTGGCGAGAAACTGATAGCTCTCGGTGGGTAACTTTATTTAGTTGGAGTAAATAATTATGTGGGCAATTAACTGGACTGAAGCAGGATGTACTGAGTATGCTAATAGCTTAGAAGACGCGCATAAGATTGGACAGCGCGGCGGTACATTTTATATAATAACTTACTTAGGAGAATCAAATGCCACAAGTAGCTAGGAAAGTAAAGTTTGTAGGGACTCACCCTAAGTTAATAACAGGGCGGTACTATAACTCTGCGGAGTATGCAGAGGCCAGTGGTTGTTCTATTGGCAGGATAACTGCGAGGCTATACAGGTACGGAAAGATGACAGATGAGTTGCTGTTGCCTCCGGTGGCAGTAGAAACGCCCCTGAAACTTATAACTGAGTCAGAAATTATGATGGACAAGTGGTTGAGAGTACCGCTAACTAAAATAGATCCTAATTACAGGCAGTACAAATGAAATCAATTGAGAGGAGTACAGAAGTATGAAAGGTATTATCGATACAACGCAACCTATCCATGAGTACAAGGTGCTGATGTCAGAACTGCTAGGCTATTACATAACGATCCATGCCTCAAGTGATGAAGAAGCGCAGGAGTATGCTAACGACCCGAAGATGCGGAAGAACTATGCCAAGTCTAATATCGTGGTGGTTGAAACAACACCTGTGTCAGCGGAGTTAATAGTAAAAGAAGGGGGTCTTTAAAGTCCTTTTAAACTAGATTAGATATTATAAGTAATCTTTATAAACATTCTAATAAGATCTAATCTTAGCTTACTTGACTTAAAGAACTTAAAAGGATTATAATCAAGTTTCAAATGTTGTCAACGTGAAATCGAACTTAATTTTGGAGAAGTAAAATGAATAATATTACACCGATGTTTGCTAACAACTCAGCACTACAAGCTATTAGAGATGGAGGTTATGGGTCAGCAGGGTTTGATATAGGTGTTGCGACACTTACATATAACATGCCTTACCCTAATGATAACATTGACATTCCTAGTTCCAAGTCTGTTATCTATCGCACTGATACTGGTGCAGAGTTAGGCATACATGGTCATGGCTACAAGCCTGTTGCACCCAAGCATATGATAGATGTTACTCGCAATATCATTGAGCGTTCTGACCTGTCTATCAATGGGATGCAAGAGATCATTAGAACTTCGCACGATGGGTCAAGAACCTTTGTTCAGTATCGTTTGCCAGAGCATACCTATACAACCAGTGATGGTGACAATGCGTCACTGAGTCTGTTAGCTATCTCTTCCTTCGATGGTACTTGGCCGTTTATGATTAGTGCGGCGGCAATTCAATGCGCCTGTACTAATCTTCAAGTCTTTGTAGGCGGCGAGGTATCAGTGTACAGAGCCAAGCATACAAGGTCATTGGACATTGAGCAGGGCGGCAGGGTTATCACTAAGTCTTTGCAGATGTTTCACAACGAGAGAGACCTCTGGCAACAGTGGCACGATACAGATGTTACCGCGAATCAGGCGTTTAAATTCTTTGCTGAAGCATTGAAGTGCAAGGGAGCTTTGAATCTTATAAGAGATACAGATTTTATGTTAGATCCAGTGGCTGTTATGTACTCTATGCCTAGACGTAACCTCAACTTAGAATATATCTGGAAGCAGTACATCAGTGTCTATTCTAAACGCCTTGGACATAACTACTGGGCGGTGTATAATGCACTGACTGATTGGTCGACTCATGCTAGTGCTTCGCGGTCTTCAAGCAGTGATAACATTGCGTCCATCCAGAACGACAGACAGCAGGTAGTTCGTGATGCTGTTAAAAGTAATTACGTTATGAAGGCGGCGGCATGATATGCAGATACCATCCGCACCGTTCAGACTAGATTCACTGGCGCATCGAAAGGTGCGCTACATTCTAGACAAACCAAGTCAGCTACAAGATGCAGTGTTGGATATTGTGGCAGGTGAGAAAGCTTCGTGGACTGTCAAAGAATGGACAGCCATTACATCTAAAATAGAATCGTCTACTCTTACAGTAGGTGAATACATTAAAGGGCTAAGAAAATGAGTAACGCAGATATGCCGGCAATGCCAGTAACAGACGCTAAAGGCCCTTATAAGCAAGAAAGTGGGTTAGTTTCAATCGGCCTAACCAAGCGTGAGCATTTCGCAGGGCTAGCTATGCAGGCTCTGCTTGCTAATGCGGAGATCATCGATCTGAGGGATCTGCTTGCAAATGACTGGGCAGGAGATTGTGCTTTGTATGCTGTCAAGTACGCTGACGCACTACTGAAAGCACTGGAGAAAGATAAATGAGCCAAATAGAGCTATTAATGATGATGTGGTGCGTAGTGTTGCTATGCTTTTTAATGAGTTGATTTATCGAGAACACACTTGAGGGAGGTATTTATGAATAAGACCATAGAATATTTGGAGGCTAAAGTGATTAGGGCAGAGGCTAAGTATGTCAAAGATCTGGATGATTTAACTAATGCTAGTCCTAAGTATTGGGATAAGCGCGCCGAGGCTCCTGAGTTTTGGGATGCGGATGAGGCTTTGGCTGAGTCTATGGTTAGAATTAAGAGGCTAAAAGCTCTGATTTTAGAACTAAAGGAGCAAGATAATGTTAACTGAACTAGAGCAATTAGAAGCTGATTTGACTGAGGCTGTGGCTAGGGCTAGGGCTGAAGCTATGGCTAGTGTTATGGCTAGGACTAGGACTGATGCTAGGGCTAATACTCCGGCTAAGTATTGGGCTTTGGATGGGACTGAGGCTACGGCTAAGTATTGGGCTTTGGATATGACTGAGGTTGCAAGAATCGAAGCTAAGATCAACGAACTAAAGGAGAAAGAAAATGACTAAGACAATAGAAGAACTAGAAGCTGAGTTGACTAAGGCTTGGACTGACTATTTAGAAGCTGATTTGAGTGTGATTTGGGCTAAGTTTCTCTTAGTTAAGACTCAGTTTAATGAGACTAGGACTGATGCTAGGGCTGATGCTAGGGCTAAGACTCTGAATGCAATAGACAACTTAGTAAATAAGATCAAAGAACTAAAGGAGAAAGAAAATGACTAAGAATTTTGGAGACTACAACTTGAGCATCAATCTCAGGAACGGTGTAGGTTTGGATCTTGAGTTCACTGAGAGCAGAGCAGTCTGGGTTATCTTAGATAGCAGTGAGAAGTATGAGGCGGCACAGCTTGAAGGGATAATAATCTGTCTACCTTTCTGTGTCATAACTTTTGGTCAGTTATATTTACCGGAGGATTAATTATGAGTGAACAAAAAGATTATTTCTATATGATGTTACGGGATGTCAGTATCAATGCACTGGCATTAAAACCAATGCGAGGCTTTGAGCCTGACTGCTTTGAGATAGAGGTTATGGAAGAACTACACGATCAGATTGGAAACCATTTCAATCTACATATGGTGAGTGATTCTAGTCTTTCAATGCCCTCTAGAAATAGAGAAGATTGGTTGCGCCTTCAGCGAGAGCATCCTGCAATTGAACCAACAGGTGCTTCAGATGAGTAAGTATCAAATTAATATGGTTTCTGTTGGGGTTTTGTTATTTGTAGGGGCTTTGATAGGCTCAATGGTAGGCGCTACGTCTGTCCATAACTCATGGAGTTACGATTCCGCTCAGACCGAGTGCGCCCAGTTCAACCCTAAGAGTGGACACTTTGAGTGGTTGCCTCCCAAGCTAGAAATCCCTTCGATGTAGGGGATAGATATGAGTAATGATAAGGCGCAGAAAAGTTCTTACAACTTTGATGCTATATTCAGAAAGAAATTTAAGGAGTTAAAAGATGATCAAGAAAGCAAAGGAAGTTCTAGGCGGGATCTTCCCTGCGATGGTAGAGTGGGTAAAGACCAACGTGTTGGAGCAGTACCCCGCACCACCAGTGAAGGTAAGGATCGCTAGGGCCATTGTGATCTTTGCAATCTTCTATGTACTAACAGTTATATTACTTTTATTGAAATGAGGTGTCACATGTTTGCAGAGAGTATGTCAGGCAGCCCAAGCGCGGAAGCTATTGCAACCGCCAAGGCCGCAACAGATGTAGTAGAAGGTAAGGTTCCACTAAGCACAGCATGTTCAACGTACAATGTTAGAGAGCAAGCTGTAATTAAATTCATAATAGATAGCACTGAGTACGATACAGTGATTAGCATGAGGAAGAAGTGATGAGAAGAGATACGCCTTATATAGTTTTTAGCTGTAGCCCGTATGAGTTTATAGATGAGGGGGCTGTTGATTCCGCTGTGCAGTTCAGCCTCTATGATCAGGACATGGGTAGGCAGGAGGTTGTAGAACAGTTCCAAAGGTTCTTACAGGCTATTGGCTACCCGCTGTCGCCGACAGAGGAGTTAAAGTTTGTTGACCACGCAGACCGCAGTACTGTTCAAGATGCTATTGAGCAGTACGCTACAATGCACGGTAATGTTTTTAAGAAAGGAGAGCAGTAATGATCCACGAAGAAAAGTATATTAAACACGCAATACAACAGGTAGTCTCATGGCACTTAGCCCGTAACCTTATTCATGGTTCAACGGACAAGGCTCAAGTGCTTAAACTTATACAGGAAGTAGGTGAGCTGTCTGATAGTATCTGTAAGGAGCAGTCACCGATTGATGACATCGGAGACATCATGGTTGTGCTGATTAACATTGCACTTCGCAACAACCTGACTCTTACTGACTGTCTCAACCACGCTTACAACGACATCAAGGATCGCAAGGGTCAGATGATAGATGGTATCTTTGTGAAGGAAGGTGACATCGACGACATCAGAATTAGAGTTGCACATCGCAATTACTTATGTTATGCTCCGCAAACAATTTCTAAACCAACAGAAGGAAAGTAATATGGCAATACTACAAGGCACGGCCTATTGGGCAGCAGTAACTACACCTAACACTACGTTTGAGCCAGTGTACACAGTCAACCTCGTTGTAGATGAGACAACCGCTGAAGACTTTAAGTCACGCGGCTTTACCATCAAGAACATGGATGAAGGCCCCGCAGTAGTTGTTAAGCGTAAAGTGAATGGCCCTAACGGCATGGTTCGAGCAGCACCAAAGCTAGTGGATAAGTTTAAGAATCCTCTGGATGCGCGTGTAGGTAACGGGTCAGCAGTTAAGGTGCAGTACAAGGAGTGGTCTTCGGAGTGGAAGGGTACTACCTTTAAGGGCTTGGACTTCCAAGCTATGCAGGTTCTTGATCTCATTGAAGTAGGGATACCTGATGGCGCAGAGTTCGATGCTATGGATGATAGTGAAATGGAGGATGAACTATAGTGGCAACCATCACAGTAGACGGTGTGAAATATGATACGGAGTTGCTCTCTTCGGAGGGCAATGACATTCTGACTCACCTCATGCAAGCAGATAAAGCATTAGCAGAAGCATCAATAACTATGGGCTTAATGAAAGCCGCTTCGATTCAGCTAATTGACGATCTTAAAACTAACCATCTCAAGGAAGAGGCGATAGCGACAGAGGAAGTTGAGGCTAACGAGGAGTAAGCCAAATGGCTTTTGTTAAATACCACTTACCCTGTTACGAATGTGGAGGCAGTGATCCAGTGTCAGTCAACGAAGATGACTCTGGGTTCTGCTTCAGTTGCAGGAAGTACTACCCAGACTATTACGCAGCAGGTGGGGCGGTCAAGCCCGATGAATCTCTAGAGTTTGATGCGCCTACAGGGGATAGCAAGATGAACAATGAGTACTCTTCACACAACAATAACGGAGCAAGCTTCCGCGAACTAACTGATCGTAAGATAAGTTTAGCTACAGCTAAGAAGTACGGGGTCAAGGTTACACTTACACCCAGTGGCAAAGTTGATAAGCACTACTACCCTTACTATAACGGACATGAATTAGCCGGTACTAAGATCCGCAAACCCGACAAGGCTTTTACTTGGATAGGAAGTTCAAAGGATGTAGGACTGTTTGGAGAGAACCTGTTCAAAGCAGGTGGTAAGTTTATAACTTTGACAGAAGGAGAGTGTGATGCTATGGCCGCTTACGAATTGTTGGGTAGTAAGTGGCCCGTAGTTTCAGTTAAGTCAGGGGCGCAAGGCGGCATCAGTGACGTTAAGCAGAACCTTGAATTTTTGGAGTCCTTCGATTCAGTGGTCATTAATTTTGACAACGACAAAGTGGGCAAGGAAGCAGCGCAAGCAATTGCAAAGCTTCTGACTCCCAAGAAAGCTAAGATAATGACACTGCCCGTTGACTACAAAGATGCTAATGATATGCTTAGAAGCGGTAAGCATTCAACCTATGTGTCCTGTTTCTGGGACGCTAAACTCTACACGCCTTCGGGCGTTATGAATCTGACTGATCAGTTTGAGGCGTATAAGAAGCTGCGCTCAGAACGTAAGACAGCTATACCTTTTCCTTGGCACGGCTTGAACAAGAAGCTTGAAGGCTTGAGAGCAGGAGAGCTTGTCACGCTAACAGGCGGTACGGGACTAGGAAAGTCTAGTGTTACCCGCGAAATAGAACACTGGCTGATCAACAACACCGAAGATAACGTAGGCGTGATAGCTCTTGAAGAGAACTGGTCGCGCACTGCCGAAGGCATCATGGCCGTTGAGGCTAACGCCAAGCTACATCTAGATAGCGTTAAGCAAGAGATAGGTGATGAGGTTCTTGACAGTACTTACGAGAAAGTCTTTATGGGCAAGAACGCAGGTCGCGTTTGGATACACGCTCATCATGGAGTTAACAATTTAGATGAAATCTTCAGTAAGCTACGCTATATGATCATTGGTTTAGACTGCAAGTGGGTGGTCATTGATCACTTACATATGTTAGTTCTCTCTACGCTAGAACAAGATGAGCGCAAGGGTATTGATCAGATCATGCACAGGCTTCGCACTATTGTTGAGGAGACAGGCTGTGGGATGATACTGGTTTCACATCTGCGTAGGATAGACGGTAACCGTGGACATGAGAACGGTATTGAGACAGGGCTTAATCATCTTAGAGGCTCTCAATCTATTGCTCAGTTGTCTGACTGCGTGATCTCATTGGAGCGTAACCAACAATCAGAAGATGAACTTGAAGCATCAACCACTAAGGTACGGGTGTTGAAGTCACGCTACACTGGTGACGTTGGCGTAGCTACACAGTTAATGTACGACAGTGAAACTGGTAGGCTCAGAGAGTTAGGTGAGTACGATGAGTCTCAGTTTGAGAGGGATATAATATGACCACCACTTTCAACGGCTTTGAGATAGATAAGAATAACAGTTTGTTCAGACCTATAACTGCTATAAGATGGGCATACTACACGCTGAAAGGTATAAAAATAGCAATTGAATATGAAGTCCTTCCTGAATATTATGAAGAGATGCTGAAAGATCCACGGAGTCCACATCAACCTTAAAGGCAGAATAAAATGAGTAACTTAGTATTTGATATAGAGGCTAATGGCTTAGAACCTGACAAGGTTTTCTGCATCGTAGCCTTAGATGTAGATACCAAGAAGGTACATATGTTTGACAACACTCAGCTAGAGCAGGGCTATGCTCTCTTAAAGTCTGCTGACAAGCTCATAGGCCACAACATCTTGGGCTATGATCTACCTGTAATCAAAAGACTTGGAGGACTAGACCTATTTGATAAGAAGATTGTAGATACATTAGTCCTCTCTCGTTTGTTTAAGCCTACCCGCGAAGGTAACCACGGCTTAGAAGGTTGGGGATACCGCTTGGGTTTTGTTAAGGGCGACTACGGAAACGCTGAAGATGCGTGGGAACACTACACGCCTGAGATGTTAGAGTACTGTACGAACGATGTGCTACTTAACTACAAGGTCTATGTAGCCCTGCGTCAAGAGAGCAAGGGCTTTACGGCTCAGTCAGTACAGATAGAACACGCAGTAGCTAAGATCGTTAATGAGCAACGCAACACAGGCTTCTTGCTAGACGTTAAGAAAGTAATGGGCTTGATGGCTATGTTTGAAACGAAGCTACACGACCTAGAGGAAGAGGTTCACGAAGAGTTCCGGCCTGTAGTTACTACTCAGATACTTAAACCTAAGTTCACAGCGACAGGTGCAGTAGCTAAGACAGCGACAGATCAGCACGGCAAGGGTACAAGGCTGACAGACGAGGAGTATGAGAAGCTATCTTCAGACATGGACTGTAAACCCATTGCTCGTAAAACTGAAACGCCTTTTAACTTAGGCTCTCGCAAACAGATAGGCGAGTACTTGATTCGTTTTGGTTGGAACCCTAAGAAACATACACCAACAGGTCAGCCAATTGTGGATGAGTCTACTTTAAATAAAGTTAGGAACATCCCACAAGCTGCATTGATTGCAAAGTACCTGATGGTGCAGAAGCGTTTGGCTCAGACTAAGAGTTGGATCAAAGAACTTAACGATGACACAGGCAGGGTGCATGGCTATGTTAATCCTAATGGTGCAGTGACTTCGCGTATGACACATTCACATCCTAACATGGCTCAAATTCCAAGCAGTACCTCACCCTACGGCGAAGAGTGCAGGTCTTGTTGGACAGTGCCAGACAGCTATAGGCTAGTGGGCATTGATGCTTCTGGCTTAGAACTAAGAATGCTTGCACACTATTTAAATGACGAGGGGTACACCAATGCAATCGTTAACGGAGATATACACACCACCAATCAAAATCTTGCAGGACTTGAATCGAGAAATAAGGCAAAGACTTTCATCTATGCGCTTTTGTACGGAGCCGGAGATGTTAAGCTTGGGTCAGTGGCTAACAGAGGTAGAGCAGGTGGCAAAGAACTTAGACAACGCTTCTTTGATAATCTCCCATCATTTAAAGATCTTACGGGACGAGTACAACGAGAAGCTAAAAGCGGATTCATTAAAGCACTAGATGGTAGAAAGCTTACTGTTCGCTCAGAACATGCGGCCTTGAATACTTTGTTGCAAGGAGCAGGATCAATCGTAATGAAGCAGGCTTTGATTATTCTAGATCAGAAAATAAAGAATCACGGTTGGGATGCTAAGTTTGTAGCTAACGTACATGACGAATGGCAGATTGAGTGTCACGTTTTTGACGCTGTAGACGTTGGTAAGGCAGGTGTTCAAGCTATTAAAGAAGCAGGGTGTATGCTTAACTTAAACTGCCCTTTAGACGGAGACTATAAAGTAGGAGATAACTGGAGTGAAACTCATTAAACTAAAGGAACCTCACATGACAAACGAAGAACTTAAAGTTGAGATCGAAAGTCGTTCTAAGAACTGTAATACTTGTTCAGTCAAGCTAACGCCAGACAACTGGTATCCTTCTTTCGTGGCTAAGTGTCACTATAGTTGCACAACGTGCTATGATAAGCGGCGTATTAAGAACATGGTAGAGAGTAACACTGCCTCGCCTTTTATAGTTGCGAAGTACATTGGTGGCAAAGCTCTAGAAGAATATAACAGTGTTAAATCAGGCCACGTTTATGCTATCTCTAACCCTGCTTGGAAGGGTTGGCTCAAGATTGGAATGGCTGTTGACGCAAAAGAAAGATGCCGTCACTTCCAAACTGGTAGCCCAATGCGTGATTACAAAGTTGAATACTTTAAATACTTTATAGACCGCAGAGAAGCAGAGCGCATGGCGCATGACAGTCTCAAGCTAGACAACATAGAGCGACAAGGCGAGTGGTTTAAAATAAAATTAAAAGAAGCCAAAGCTCTTATATTAAACTTACAGGACGAACAGTATGAAGCAGCTTAAAGATTTAGTACCCGACATCTATAGACACTTAGAAAGCCTATCGGACGGTATACCTTTGCCGTTAACTGAAGCTGAGATAGACAAGACAGTGGCTGACATGAAGGTAGCTCTGATGTCTTGGGCAACACCCAGAGAACGTAACAAAGATTTTACTCTGCGTATGTCTAACATTGGAAAGCCTTCTCGCCAGTTGTGGTACGAGAAGCGTGATGAGCAGGGGCGTGGTGGTATTGATGGCGCAACGCAGATCAAGTTCCTGTACGGTCACCTTCTTGAAGAGATTGTGCTGATGCTTGTTCGCATGGCGGGTCACACCGTTACAGATGAGCAGAAAGAAGTTAAGGTTGAAGGCATCCTTGGACACATGGATTGCAAGATCAATGGCGAGGTTGTTGATGTTAAGACTGCCTCACGCTTTGCATTCAATAAGTTTAGAGAAGGACGGTTAGCGCAGGACGATCCGTTTGGTTACATGGGTCAGCTTGCAGGGTATGAAAAAGCAGAGGGTACAGATCAAGGCGGGTTCTTAGTGTTGAACAAAGAGAGTGGCGAGTTGTGTATGTATGTGCCTGACGATCTAGATAAGCCTAATATAACAACAACAATTAATAAGCTTGTTCCTTCTCTTGAACTGGACACGCCCCCTGACCTTTGTTATGATCTTATAGAAGACGGCAAGAAAGGAAACATCAAGTTGCCCAAGGGGTGTAGTTGGTGTAAGTATAAGTATCAGTGCCATCAAGATGCTAATGATGGTGATGGGTTACGAACTTTTAGATACTCAAACGGGTTAACATACTTGACAACAGTTGTAGTCGAGCCAAAAGTAGAGGAGCTACTATGAACAGGAAGAAGTCTAAGCGCATTAAGGCACAGTCAGCGACTATCATTGTTGACTGGTTTGCTTCTTTGTTAGATAAAGAAGAGAGCAGTAAGATCAATGTAAAAAACTATATGTCTTTTATGCCCGACCAAACACACTTCATGGCAGGACGCACCATGTATTTAAACGCCTATCATCCTAAGTGGGTCATCAAGACAATCAAACAACTCTTGCGTGACTCTCCAAAGCTCTCTATTGAAACAATTACTTTGGAGGATATACAATGGAAGAGGAACTAATGACTATTGAAGATATGATTATTAACGTAGGTATCTTTCTTCATAACACTAAGAGTTCTGTTACTGATATAGATGGTCAGTTCCTTAAAGACTTTCGGCTCCTCATTGACGCAGAGTTAGAAAGGCGGGAGGCGCAACTACATTGACTTACATTAAAAAGGGATACCGGAAACCCAGAGCAGTGCGCCCCAAGACTCCTAATCTTGTAGAAGGCTATGATTCTAACTGGGAATACGAACTGCACACTGGTATACTAGACAACTGGAGCTTCCATACTGACAAGGTTGCTTACACTGTTGATCATAACTATCACCCAGACTTCTTGCGCGAGATTGATGGCAAGAAGATTTTACTTGAAGCCAAGGGACGGTTCTGGGATTTTGCTGAGTACAGTAAGTACATCTGGATAAGCAAAGCGTTACCCGAAGACACGGAGTTAGTTTTTCTGTTTGCTAATCCCAGTGCGCCAATGCCACAAGCTACAAGGCGCAAGGACGGAACCAAGAGAAGCCACGGTGAGTGGGCAAGCAAGAACAACTTTAGGTGGTTCAGCGAAGATAGTATTCCAGACAGTTGGATCAATGTGAAAAACAAAGAGACTTTTGACTAATGGACGAATCAAACCGCAAAGATGAGAGGCGCGATAGTTTTCTTAGAAAGAAGAAGTTTAAAAAGATACAAGGTTCTTCTAAGCTAAAAGAAACTAGACGCAAAGAAAACAAAAACCTAACGAACGAGATGGCTTATGAACAAGAAACTAAATGACGCAACACCTAGCGAGTGGGACAGAGCAGCACGTAGTGGCGGATCTTATGATCTGACTACAGAAGAGGGTAGACAAGCAACGTGGGAACAGTTTGCTAATGTAGGGCCAGAGCCTTGGGAGCAACCAGATGGCTATAACACTGAGCAGGACGAAGACATGGTAAACAGCCCAAGCCACTACACCTACGGCAAGGTCGAATGTATTGAGGGCATCGAAGAATCCATGACACCCGAAGCGTTCAAGGGTTACTGCAAGGGTGCTTGCCTGAAATACCTTTGGAGGTACGAGCGAAAGGACAAGCCGTTAGAGGACTTACAGAAATGTCAGTGGTACTTAAATCGTTTAGTTGATGTGGTAGAAGCGGAGAATAATAAGAGATTGGCAAAGGCAAACGAGATTTCTGAACTGGTAGAACTTATAGACTACAGCGAACTAGAACGATTAGAATCTAAAGTAGGTGCGGCAGCATGTAAATGGAACACTGCTTGCAATAATACAGAGTTGGCAAACGCATCTGATCACAGTTATGCAGACTACTCTAAAGCTGTAGCACATGCTGCTGAAGAGTTACGGGCCGCTGTGAAGGCTCTTGAAGATCACGATGTGGGACAGTATTTGTGAAGACT